GAGTTATTAAAAGCAATTGCTGGTATGGGTCATACTACAGTAAAAGTTGATAATGATGATGAAAAGAAAAAATCTAAATCACTCAAGGAAAAACTTGAGGCTCTATTTAAAGATATAATGAAACCGATTGAAGCAATTGGTGAATTCTTTAAAGATGTATTCAAGTTTGTCGAAAAAATCTTTTTGAATATTGGTAAAACTCTTTTTGAAATTGGTAAAGGTCTTGTTGATGTTCTTAAATTTGTGGGTGAAATAGGATTAGATTTTGCTGAGATGGTTGGTAAAGCAGTTTTAAAAGTCGTAGGGTTAATAGGACCTATCTTCAATAAAACATTTGCCGCTATCGGTTTGGCTATTGAAGAAATTTTTAAATGGTTATCGAAACATGAGGCTAAACTTGGTGCTATGAAAGCCCTTCAAGCATTAACCGGTACAGGTGAAGGTGGTTCTCAATCTGAGGCAGAAGAAAAAAATAAAATTGCGAGACGAAGACTTTTGTTAAAAGCAGGAATGGCAATTTTGCAAAATACAACTATGCCAACTCCTGAAGAAGAAAAACAAAAATATGACCTTCTTGAAATTTTAAAGAAAGAACAAGAAAATCCGTATACTAATGCAAGTACGGTAGATAAACTTTTGGGTGTTTTAGGTGCCGCAATGCAAGGGGGTGTTGTTGGAGAAGTTGCAGGGGCTGGTGTTGGTGCGGTAGAGAGTCGTATAAAGGCTCCAAAGGCTGGACCAGCGGCACCAGAAGTAGCTTTAGCGAATATAATAATTGAAGGTGCAAAAGGTGCTGGTATGGCAGGTTTTGCTTTAGGTGCCGCCGAATATAAAAAAGCATTTGCAGAAACTAATCAAAGTGCAGAGAGTAAAGAAAAATTATTATATTATGGACCTGAAGCAACAATGGAAATGGATAACACAGGTAAAGGTCCTACTGATCCAGAAATATCTAAAATGATTATGAACTACCAAAAAGAACATCTTGTTCCTGATATGGTACGTCAAGGTTTGAGATTAGCAAATCCAAAGACAAATGAACTGCGTTATGATATGACTCAAATGAAGCCGTATTTTTATGATGAAGAAGGCAATCAAGTTGACTCAAAAGAATTACTTTCAAGAACACTTGAGGAAATTCTTCAGAAAAAAGCCAATACACAATTCGATAAACTCAAAGAACTTACCGGATTTGATGTTAACAAATTAAAAAATTGGTCTGTGCAATTAGAACAAAATGCAATAACTTCTGTAAACAAAGAAACTCATATTGCGAAAAATAATATGAGATCCGGTTATAATGATTTACTGAGTAATGCACAAATAATGCTTAAAAAAGTTGAAAATCTTGCAACTGATACCGACATGAACAACGGTGCAACTATTATAATGCCTACCGTCACAAATACTACAGAAGGTCCAGGTTTAAAACGTAAGGAAGGTGATGGTATCGGTCTTGTTAGAAGTACCGATACGTCACTACGTCAATGTCAGTTGAATTATGCTATAGCCTGCTAACAAAAAACCCACCTTGCGGTGGGTCAAAACTCTCCAGAAGACACTTAAGAAGAAAGAGTTTTAATCTTCGATAACGAGTTCGTAATCTTCTTTAGAAACACCACACTCAGGGCATCCAACAGAGTCGGGTAAAGATGCATAATCTTCTTCAGAAAGAATGTGTCCACAAACTACACAACGGTAATATCTCATTGTAAACCTCCTAATACTGCTTGATATGCTTCCGCATGTTTCTTTTCTACTTTAGCAAGAGCCGCAAATCTCTTTTCCGCTTTCTTAAGAACTAATGAAAATTGCTCTGCATGTTCTTTTGATTCGGTAATTTGATCCTGAAACTCTTTCATAATTTCAGACTTACCTTCGGCTACTGCAATAGTATGAAACTTAGGATACATTTCGGTAAACTCATACGTTTCACCGTCAATTGCTTTTTGTAGGCATTCTTTCGTAGAAGGTTTACCAATTAGCAATTCTAAATGACCCCATGCGTGTTTGATTTCTTGGTCTGCTGTATGCTCAAAGTGTTTTGCAACATCTTCAAAGCCTTCTTCCCTTGCAATCTTAGCAAAGTATCTATACTTGATATGTGCCATTGACTCACCGGCCAATGCACTTTCAAGATTGTTTAACGTTCCACTCATATAATCTCCTTAGTTAAAAAATGATAAGTAATCTTATGGACTACTTATCATAGTTTATCACAATTTCATATTAAAATCTAATTGATTTTTTCTATGAATGTTATTAGTTGACTCAATCTTCCTCTGCCAAGCGTGAGAAGTAATCTAAGTCATCGTCTTCTGCTACCAATTCGGCATCTTTAAACTTTGCTTTAGGAGCTTCCGCTTTGATTGTTTCTACAGTAGTCTTAGGCGTATCAGAAACCCCTAGGACCTTGTCTAAACGCTTTTTGAGGTCATCATAAGACTTGAACTCTTTATCGCCTACAAGTACTTGTAAAGAGTGCTCAGAGTTATAAATCTTTTCAAGTTCGTCATCATCATTACTCAATGGTGCTGGTGATGTAAACTCAGACTTATCATAAGATTGGTAACCATCAACTTTACGAATCTTCAACTTGAAGTTGGCACCTTTCCACAAATCAAATGGATCAAATGGCTTCTCATCAGGGAATGATGGGTTCCATGCCTCTACCAATTTTTCGTAGATTTTCTTACCGTATTTGAATAAGAATACCTTACCTTCATTCTCTGGATGTTTTGGGTCAGAAACAATGTAGACATTAGATACGTAATTTAACTTACGCTTTCTATCTCTTGCTACTTGTTTATTGGCTTCAATACCGGAGTTCCATAACAAACTATTGCTCTCACAAACAGGACAGTTCTTACCGTGAGTTGTCAAACAATTATCAATTAACCAGCCACCAGGACCTTGAAAGCCGTGATGAAAGTATTTGACCCATTGTAAACCATCTTCACCATCTTGTGGAGGTGTAGGTAAGAAACGAATTTCGGCCATACCATTGCCAGCCTTATCGACTTCAGGTTTCCAAAATAGTTCTTTGTTTTGTGCACCATCGAATGAGGTGTTGAGTGCTTCAGCGGCTTTTGCAAGACGGTCTAGATTTGAACCTTCTTCCGCTCTTTTCTTTAGTTTAGAAAAATCTACCATATGTATTTCCTTTCGTTGTATACGTTGTATTTCGACTTATTTCGCATTATTCATAATATAGTCTATTTATAAGAGTTTTTGTAACTCTTCTATTGTTTCTTTGGCACTTTTATGCCAAATAGCAATTCCACCGGCTTCAATCCAATCGTCAATAACACTTCTAGTGTCATCAATAATGATTGAGTCCTTATTCGCATATTTGTACTTGAGAGACTTACCAGGTACAAAGTGTCTTGGGTATTCAATACCATGATTCTTTAGCCATACTGTCTTTTGCTCAGAGATTGTTTCATGTGAATCTTCTCTTGCAGATGAGGATAGAATGTGTACAGGTGGGTAGGCTTCATCTAAGAACTTGATGAGTTCTTTCATGTCTTCCATAGGTTCTAGCGTTTCAAACTGACGAGTGTTAATGAAATGCGTAAAACATGTACCAAATGTACCTTTACGTTCTGCCATGTCTGTGTGATTCTTGTACAAGTCAATGTACCGTTTTTGAAAGTCACAGATAACACCATCCATATCAAGGTAAATAGTTTCAATCATAATAAAATATCTTTCAAAGTTTTCTTAAAGTCATCTTTATCATATTTTAAAAACGGTGTGTATTTTAAAATCTGAAGTCTGTAATTTGGCCATATTATTGAATCGCTTATCTTCTCACTCCACATCGGTATGAATTGCAGAAGATTCTCCATAATGCATACCGTTTCAATTTTCACATCATCATGCATTAACTCTCTCAGCAATATAGGATACTCACCATTGTTAACATATAATAACTCTCTTGGCTCTTCAACCAAGTCTCTGAGATGCATTATATCTTGTTTGAAGTTATAAGTCAATGCTTGATTTCTTTTCTGCCATTTGAGATAGTTCTCATGTGCATCATTCTCTAAAAGATTACCGGCCCACTTAACATTAGTTACTAAAAAATTGGCAACTAAGAAGTCTTTCAGTTCATCATAACTATACTTTTTGGCTAATTTGTAAAACTGAAACTTGTCTTTTCGTTTTGAAAATTGATCCTTTGAGACATTGGTTTTACCGTTGTACTTAAAGTAATCGTAAGAATCAGTAGTAAAATGAAGTTTAATCGCATTATATAATGAACATGCCGCAAAGCCTGTGTTCTCGTCAATCATATAGGTAGTTTAGAGGTTCTCTTAAGTAAATTAAGTTCTTGCGCCTCTTCTCGTATCTTTGCTTTAAGGGCAGAGGTGATTAGCTTTGATGCTACATCAACCTCTAGTCCCGTTTGCTCACAATGCCAAAGAATAGCTTCCATTTTAGATAAACCTTTATCCTTTGATATTGTTTCAATCAAAAGAGAAAAGTTGCTTATTTCAGATTTAGTAGGTGTTGTCATAATATAATTATATCACACTAAGTGATTCAAGTCAAGTTAATATTTGGCATAAAAGATATGATTGCCAATAGTCTTTACCGGATGTATATTACTCCATGCAGGATGGACGTAATTGGCGTGATAGAATAGAATCTTTGCCTTAGCAATATCTTTATGTAAGATACTTTCTGTCATCGCTTTCTTTGCAACTAACAGAGATTCTTCCCATGCATATTCGTTGCGAATATTTGATACTTTTTCACATACCCATGTAAATTGGCATGTGTCACCTGTTTTCTGATACACAACCCCACAGATATCTGATGGATAGTTTTTGTTTTGTGTACGATTCATAACGACTTGTGCTACGGCCAACTTTCCCTCATATGGCTCGGTAGCGGCTTCATAGTATAGATTCTTTGCCATGCAAAGCACTTGTTTATTGAAATCATCTTTAACTGCTTGAGTTATAGATGGTGACTCTTTTGCATTAGTAGTAATTAATGCCAATGATAGAATTAGAAACAAAGTCTTGTTTAGGAACTTCATTCGGTCTCCTTGATGATTGGGCATAACTCTGATGAGTTGCCGGCCTCCTATATGGTGTGTGGAGGATGAGATTATGAATAGCGTAGATTCATAATTGGGACTTTTATTGAGAGTCCCTTAACTCATTGATTTATTTAGACTATTAGAAACTTACACGAGCGGCAACGCCAGCTTGTTTGTCTTTAATGTCTTGGAATGATGCAGATGCGTTCAATTCAACAGCTAAAGATTTAGTTACTGGATATGAAACGCCTGTATATGCTACAGTTTGCTTAGGTGCATCTTTGTCCCAGTTAGCGTGTGTCTTTGCACCAGCAAATGCATAAACAGGACCAACTTTGCTACCCAAAGTACCACCAACTAAACCATAGTTGTATGCTGTATCTTTAGCGGCATTCAAACCTTGGTCACGACCAAGACCTGCATACACGTTTAAAACACTTGCTTGAAAACCTAAAGTACCTTCAATACTATTATACATTCCGCCTTGAGTTTGAACTTGAGTACGGTCTTGAATCACGACATCAAAACCTGCACCGATATCTTTACCTGCACGAATAGTTTCTACTGTAGCATGTTGAGACTTATCAGAACGGCTTTGGTTTGCATCAACACCTACTGATACGAAATCAGCGGCAGATGCCATTCCTAGAACTGCCATAGTGGCGATTGCAACAATTGTCTTTCTCATCTTTTCTCCTTAAGTTAAAAAAATTGGTTAGTTATTCTGTTACGAGGAAACTAACCGAAACCCTAAGCCACGTTTAGGCGGCTAATGCGAATAACTCATCGTTTGCAGTTATTAAATTTTGCTTTTTACGTCTACTCCTGACGAGTTGTCTGTGCCTCTACTATTTACCCTGTCGAAACCAAGTGCACCCCCATCAAAAGCATACTATCTCTACTTAAAGTTTATCAGCAAGCCGACTCACAGTATGCTTTTGGTGGAGGTGGGGAGATTCGAACTCCCGTCCAGAGCACCTTTTGATTTACTTCATACAACCATAATCATCTAACAGATTGCGTTTGCTTTCTCTTAAATGACTTTCTTAAAATCTTAAGCCACAGTTTCTTAGCTTTACGTTTTTGATGCTTGAACTCTGCTTTGTTTAGCTTAAAGATTAATTTGTTCGTTTTCATTATTGTACTCTATTTAGGTTTGTTTGTCAAGGTAATTATCCAAACGTTTCGTCTGGTGTAAACATCTGCCCATCCGCATGTCCTTGTCTGACATAATGAATACCAGTCTTTGTATCTACGAAACAGAAACAAATTCTACCATCTTCATATTCACAAAATACAGTTAAACCGTAACGATGTTCTTTACTCTCAAATATATCAATAAAATATTGAGCCTCAGACCATTTATTAGTAACAATGGTCTGTTCATTAGTTAAGTTGTTAAAAGTATATAATACGGATTTCATGTTATGAGTGTTCCTGGTGAAGTAAATTTATGTATCCAATAAGGACCAGAACCTATTACAGAAGGTACATATGGTGCTGGTAAAGTACCGCATGTTCCGGAAACCAAGGTGGTAACGTTTACAATTGAATTTCCGCCAGTTGCAAGTTGTTTTGGGTTTGAGTAAATGAATATCGCAACTCCAGGTCCTCCTGTAATCGTATTAGTGCCTGGTGTTTGTACCCCACCACCTGCACCACCTCCTGTTCCTGGTGTGCCTCCACTACCTTGACATATTTTATGCCCACCTGCTGTTGGGTTAGTAAGACATTTATAAGTGTAAGTACCTCGTCCGCCACCACCTGCACCACCTGCACCCACATAGCGTGAGCAACTCGGTAGATATTGATTACCTGATGGGGGTTGAGTCAAATCATATATTCCGCTCGAACTACCTCCTCCACCACCACCGTAGTAAGAACCATCATACCATTGTGCGCCTGTACCTCCAGCCCCTACAGTAAGCCTATTTGGACCATTACATGATTGAGGTGCTAATGTTGAATTTCCTCCCCCAACAAATGCACCTCCGCCACCTGCACCAAGATACATTGTACCAGTCAAACCTGTTCCTAAAATAACATTACCACCTTTCATTGGTGTGAGACATGTATACCCACCTAAAACAGTTGTCGGTGTAGGACTTTTTTGGCAACTTATAAGTACTCCGGCACCACCACCAGGTCCCGCCGCAATATATGCAGATGGGAGGCCATATCCACCCCCTTCAAGTACTGTACCAGGACAATAATATATACCTCCTGTCGGTGTTGGAGAAAATGTTCCGCCTCTACCTGGATTATTACCTCCACCACCACCCCCACC